ACGATGTACCAAACCAACAAGTTCGTCTTTGCTTACGACACACCGAGTGGCTCGGGGATTCGCCGGGCCGCGCTTCCTCAATACAAAGACAACAGGGGCGGTGACCAAGGCGAGGATGAAAAGGAACAGCGACAATCGTTGTATAGACAGCTCGATTTGCTTCGCGAGGAGGTCCTACCTGCCTTGGGGTTTACCAATATCTTCAAGTCCCAGGGCTTCGAGGCAGACGACATCATCGCCGCGGTGGTGGGCGTCGACCTTGGTGGCAGATATCGTGGAAGCGGATGTCGCCTACCGCAAGGATGTGAGGCGGATGACAAGTTTGTGATTGTAAGTGGTGACCATGATCTTTATCAACTTCTCGGGGTTGCCGGGAGCGTCGTCATGTATCATCCGTCCACGAGGGTCGAATATTGCTATGCAAACTTCTGCAAGGAGTTCAACGTCCTCCCCGACATGTGGCCGATGGTGAAAGCCATAGCCGGGTGCCCGACGGACAACGTCCCAGGCGTTGTAGGCGTAGGCGAGATCACGGCGTGCAAGTATGTCAGGGGAAAGTTACCCGAGCATCTCAAGACCTACGCGAATATCATAGCGGCCCGGGAACAAACCGGCCGGAACCTCCCGCTTGTTATGCTGCCGCACGCTTCTTTCCCGACGCAGGAGGTGATTATCAAACAACCCGATTTCAAAGGACGGTCGTCAAGCTTCGCTTCAGTGTGTGAACGTTACAAGTTCAAGACATTTCAATCCGAAGCCACGCTCGCTCAATGGCGTGCGTTCTTCTCGGGGTCTTTCGCGGGGGAACCGAAGACCCCCTACGGGCCTCCCCTTGGAAGGGTGACCCTACGGAAAGCGCCAACGTTGCGCGCTACGGCCCCTACACAACGCGACGTCACGGCCGTAAGCTTCGGCTTCTAGGAGGGATTATGGGATCAGGAAAAGGATCAGCTTTTGAGCGGGAATTGGCGAGGACCTTTTCCATTTGGTGGTCGGGCGGAGAGCACGATGATATGTTTTGGAGAGTACTGGGGTCCGGAGGACGGGCAACCACGCGAGCGCAAAAAGGTCAAAACACCGCGCACGCCTCCTTCGGGGATATCGAGTCAACCAACCCGGCCTCCGCTCCTTTTACCAATCTCGTCGTGCTGGAGTTCAAACGAGGCTACGGCCAATGGACCCTGCAGGACATGGTCGATTGCCGCTCGGTCAAGAACCGCGAGTGGTACGACTTCGTCATCCAAACGAGGCTTTCATGGGAAGCCAGCAAGCGTCCATTTTGGGCCATCGTTTATCAAAGGGACGGTCACAAAACGATGATCGCAATGTCGCCGGAGTTTTACACGTTCCTCGAAAAGAACGAAGTTGACTTTCGTGAAACCCCAAACGTCTCACTCAACCACGGTGTATATTCTTGTGTGGCCATGAGGCTTGAGGATTGGACGCTTCTAGTTGACCCGAACATTTTCAAGGAGGAAGATAAACGCTATGATCAAGTCTCTCAAACTACAGAAGTTCCAGAGTCACGACGATGTGACCTTGAATTTCCGGCCTGGGGTTAACGTAATCATCGGGGACTCCGATTCCGGAAAATCCTCGATATTACGCGCTTTGCGATGGGCGATTTTCAATAGACCCTCAGGGTTCGCCTTCCGAAGTCACTGGGCCGGGAAGAAAGACGTCACGCGTGTCGATGTCGAGCTTCACAAAGGTCCGACGGTTTCACGGATTCGCGACGAGGACCTGAACGCTTACCAAATATCGACCATGGAGCGTCCGCTCGAGGCGGTCCGCGTAGGCGTCCCGTCTGAGGTCGTCGAGGCCTTCGAGATGGACGACTTGAACATCCAGAAGCAGGGCGAAAAGCCATATTTGCTTGACGAATCCCCTCCGGAGGTGGCCCGTATACTAAACGCGATCGTGGGTCTCAGCGGAATTGACACAGCCCACACTCGGATAGCTGGGAAGGTCGTGAACAACCAAAGCGTATTACGTCAGGCCGAAGAAGCGGAGGCTACGGCCCGTGCGCAGCTTATCGCGTTTACCAATCTCGAGGAGCTCAAGGGGCTCGCCGTCGTCCTAGAGCAACGCAGCGGCTCGGTGAGTGTCATGTATGGGAAGCTAACGGAATTGGAGACACTCACCGAAGAAATCGAAACGACCAAAGCGGCGCTAGTTCTGCTTGCTGGTCTAGATGGCCTTCGACGCATGGGAGCAGCATTATCAAAACAAGCGGTTGCCGCAGCAAACGACCAAGCCGCCGTGACAAGCCTCGGCTCGGTACTGACGAAGGCCTCGGCGTTACTCGGTACGGTGGAGGCCTTGACGGATGAGCGGGTCACCCAAGCGGTAGAGACACGGGACAAGATACAAAAGCTGATCCAAGCTGACCTTCACGAACCGCTACGCCTCGAAGCGATTATCAAACAAGCCACGGCCCTTTCGAAGCGGACGGCGCTCCTGCCCGTGGAAGAGGCCTTGGCCCTGCAGGACGGTATCCAAGAGGCTCTCGTAGCACGTAACGAGGCCTATCGGAAAGCCACCCTTTCTGGCGAGCTTATCGACGCTGTTCTTGCTTCGAACGTAAAATCGATAGAGGCTGACATTATCAAAACACAAGAAGAGCTTGCCGCGCTCGGTGTTTGTCCGGAGTGTGGAGCGGTAAAAGAGGATTGGAGAATTCTATGATAGACCTGATTATAGCTGGGGACCTTCACGCTGGGAACTTGAAACCGGAATGCCGGAGCGACGACTATCTTGAATCGCTATGCAGCAAGCTCCGCTGGCTGGGGGATTTCCAAAAAGAGTGCTCGAAAGAGAACAAGAAGCCTGTACCAATCATCCTCCCGGGCGATCTATTCGACCACTGGAAACAGGAATCGCCCGAGATGAACCGTGTACTCAGCGCCTGGCCGAGTGGTCCGGTATACGCCGTCCCGGGACAGCACGATCTTCCGTATCACAATCTGCAGCTCCAAGAGAAGTCGGCATATCAGACATTGGTAATCGCGGGGGCTATAACAGACCTCCAAGCAGGGGATAAACAAACGCCCACGATCCCTTTGATTCGGGGCGTTGGTTGGGGCGGACCGTTAGGCCCGTTACAAGAGGGAGGGGAGCATCCGGCTGTTTTGGTCACACACGTTTCGACGTGGATGAAACCCTACATGCCTGGACAGGACCCTGGACACGCAGCCGGTCTTTTGCGGAAGCTTTCCGGTTGGGATTTGATAATCACAGGCGACAACCATCAGACCTTCGCGGTCGAGTGTGGGGAGCGCACGCTCATCAATGCTGGGAGCATTATGTGTATGAGGAGCGACCAACTCGAGCACGAGCCTTGTGTGTTTCTATGGGAAGCCGAGTCCAACCGAGTCCACAAAGTCACCATCCCGATTGCAGATGTTATTACCAATGAAAAGGTTCTCGCTCTGAAGGAGAAAGAGAGCCGCAAGACGGCGTTCGTTGAGAAGGTGGCCGGGGGGCAGGAGGTCGCTAGTTCTTTCGAAGACAACCTTGTAGAGTTGTTGAAGGGTGAAACTAAAGAAGTCGAAGAAGTCGTGCTTGAATGCACAAAGGGGTAATTATGAGCAATGAAGAAACGTTTACCAATCTGAAGAAGAGGCTCGACACGTTGCGCCACCGCAAGGCACGTGACGAGGGGGCCTTGGAGCAATTCATGGCCCAGTTGAAGGAAGAATTTGGCTGCTCTAACGTAGAAGCAGCTCAAAAGCTTCATGTCAAATTGAAGGCCAAGGCCGAAAAGGAAGCAGCGGCGCTTTCCGAAGAGCTTGAGTTGTTTGAAAGCAAGGTCGGCATAATGGAGGCGGCATGTCGATGAGCTTTATCAAATGTCGCCAGAGGCTCGCAGTGTTGACAGGTCGCCGTGATCACATTTTGGCCGAGGCTGAGCGGTTCGGCAACCTCCGAGCAGAGGCTACGGCCCGAACACTCGTACTCGAGCGGGCTCGTTTGATAATCCAACAGGCGGCAAAGACGACCCAAGAGCAACTCGAGTACCAAGTAGGCGAGCTGGTAAGCCTCGGGCTCGAGCAGATCTTCCCCGACCCGTATAGGCTCAGGCTCCGTTTCGAAAGCAAACGGGGTCGGACGGAAGCCGTGCTCTTGTTTGTAGACGCCTTTGGTAATGAGGTCGAGCCTATGGAGGCTTCGGGCGGCGGCGTCTGGGATGTCGCCAGCTTTGCCTTGCGTGTTTCGCTGTGGAGTTTGAAGAGGCCACGAGGAAGGGCGGTGCTTGTGCTCGACGAGCCTTTCAAGTTCCTGCACGGCAAAAGGCAACAAGAGAGCGTCGCTTCTTTGGTGCGGGAATTGAGCCGACGCCTCAAACTCCAGTTTATCATTGTAACGCAAGAGGAATGGGGAACCGAGTTTGCCGACTGCGTCTTCCGCGTGAGCCGGTCGAAGCCCAAACCCAGCGTAATAGAGATCGAGGGCCAGTATGTTACGTAAAGAGGTATGTGAGAAGTGTCGGCACGTCAATGTTGATAATTGGACGATTTGCGCAGAGTGCGGGGCTCCGGCCCGGCCAGCATTCAAATGCTCGAATCGGAAAGGCCCCAACAATCTAGAGATGAAGATCAACGGCCAGGATGTAGCCCACTTCCTTCATTGTCTACATTTGGCGGTGGTCTATAATCGACCGCGTGAGGACGAGACCGCCGATTTCTTTTGGAGGCGCCACGCCCGTTTACGAAACAAACTGAATTTACTCACGAACCGTATAATTGATAGTGCGGAAAACAACCCAAAGGAGCAGATAGATGTCACGGAAAGAACGAGAAGCGGCATCACGGAAACGGATTGAGGAACTTGCCCAGGCTTGGGGGAAAATGGTTATGCGAAGTTCAAATCCCTATCAAGGTCTGAGCGCGGTCCTGCGCGAAAAGGAAGCCCTGCTTACCACAGAGCCTCAACGGGCGAACGAGTTTCGCGCTGCTTACTCGCAGTTTTCGGAACTCGTCGACGTGGCGGCGATCGAAGAGATCCAAGCCGAGGTTGATAAAGCGAACGCGCTGGTGTAATTGGGGCGCTGAAGAGCCGAATGAAATACCCCCTTATTCCCTGGTGATTCGGGGGTATTTGAGGCGATGCCTCAGAACGCGTTCCGCTGGGGTACCCTATAAGGCTCTAGCGTCGATCCTCAAAGGCCAACGTCGGGCCTACAAAGGGCAGGAAAGCCTAACGAACTGAAATTACAGGAGGATTATTATGGGACAGGCAAGAGACCGTGGAACATCCGAACAGCGCCGAATTCAATCGATCGAACAGCGCCGAATTCAATCGATTGTCAATAAGAACCTTTACTTGACGGTCGTGATTGAAGAAATCAAAAAGACGCTGGGCGCGAAACAGACGGAACCGCTCACCAAGGAAGCCCTCAACATCCGTCACTACAAAGGAAGCGTGCTCGAGGTTGCGAGGGCTCAGCTCCTCGACCTTCACCGGAAACACCCCGAGCTGGTGACAGGAGGATTACCAAAATGAGTGCAAAACGAATTTGCGTGGCTTGCGGCGCGGACATGAACGCTGGCGCTGTTGAGGGAGTGATGCTTTTTGGGCAAGAGGTTTTGCTGTGCGGGTTTCACAGGCGCTCCCTCAACTTCCTTGTGGTAGCTCACGGGCGACGCCGGGGATATACGAAATGGCTCGAGGAGAACAATTTGGTACAATCGGATCTATTACCAAAGTCTCCTACCTCAGAGTCGGAGCTCCCCGATGCTATGCCGACATCCACGTGTCCGCTGAATTGCACGTCGGAGCGCACGCTCGACGTTTGGATGCTCATAGCGACAGGCCACCATGAAGGTTGTCCGCTCCGGCCCACCGACAGCGTGTTCTATCGCTCGATTATCAAAAAGCTCCTGGACGGGATCGAAAACTGGGCATCCGAAGAGGACGGCGTCCCCGACCCGCTTTACGGGGTCGTCCAAAGAGCGCGGATGATCTTCCGAGGGGCACCGGACCGACCGCCTCTTGGTGAACCCAAGACGTTCAGTTTGACGAAGAAGGAGTTCATCAAGATCCTGGAGGAGAGCCGCGAGGTCCAATGCAAGCTCGTCGACAGCCTCCCCGAAGGAACATTACCAACATTCTGGACAATGGCCTACGCAACGGATCATGATATTGAGCGGATGGCCGACGAGTACGAAAGGACACAGAAATGAAATACATCTTTGCCGTACCAGATGAGTGGATCATACCTGTTCAGATCGGGTATAGGATGAGCTGCTGCGATTGCGGTCTAGTCCATGAGATGGATTTCCAAATTGTCGACGGAGCCGTACAATTCCGTTTGCGGTCGAACAATCGAGCAACAGCAGCAATAAGAAGGCACATGCCAAACAACCTAGACTACCTGCGCGAGGCACTTGCAAAGGCCGAGGCCCGGATAGTACAATTGGAAGGAGAGCACAATGGACCAAAACAATGAACCCAAAAAAGTCCCATGGAGCAGACGGAAGAGCCTAGAGACCGAACGCCTCCGGCAACTTGTCGACGACGTGTTCGCGGACGTGTTCGCGATTGCCAATGAATGTAATTGTATGTACGAGCACGGGGCTGAAGGCGCGGCCCACCTACACAAGATCGAGCTTATGCTCAGAAGGGCGACACTGAAAGACCCCCGATACACCAAGGCTGCGCCACCCGTTTGTTCAGTTTGCGGGAGACGAGACACAGCCACGGTCACAGTGGATTATCAAGATCGCCCGCTCAACCTTTGCCCACACCACGAACGCGAGTACACACGGAACATGCCCTACGGGAGCAAAACATCGGCGTCTCTCATCATCACGCGTTACGGGCTGGTGTAAACGAATAAACGAACCTCGGGCGTATAATGAGTACGAAAGGGAACATCATTATGGTGATCAGCGATTTGCAGCGGCGAGGGCCTGGCGCTATGTCTGCACGATTGTTGGAACATAACTTGTCGGGAGTGCATGGCGGCTACGGCACGCTACGACACGCGAGAACAAGCATGGGCCGCTTGGGACCGCAGACCGGAAGACGGGGAAGGCGCATAGCTCTATGATCAGGATTATCAACAGCGACTGTAGGGAGGCGCTCAAGAAGCTCCCCGAACAATCAATCAATTGCTGCGTCACTAGTCCGCCTTACTGGGGATTACGGGATTACGGATACATTGCCCAAGTGGGATTGGAAAAGACGCCGGAGGCCTACGTCGCTGAGCTTGTAGCTGTCTTTGCTGAGGTGAAAAGGGTCCTACGCGACGATGGGACGCTTTGGCTGAACCTCGGAGATACATACGGGAATGGGAGTGGGATGAACTTCATCAGCGGTTCCAACAAACTCCATGTTTCCAAAACGTTCAAAGCAGGTGATTCAGGGCACATAAAAACAGAAGTGGAAACAGGGCTGAAAACCAAAGACCACGTCGGCATCCCCTGGCGCGTCGCCTTTGCCCTACAAGCCGATGGCTGGTACCTACGACAGGACATAATTTGGCACAAACCAAACGCCATGCCGGAAAGCGTGACAGATCGATGTACCAAGAGCCACGAGTATATCTTCTTATTGAGTAAGAGTGAGCAGTACTACTATGACAACGAGGCCATACAGGAAGAAACAACGGGCGAGGGCAGCAAAGAAGTAGGAAGCCTTAAACTCCGATTGAAAAGAGAGAAACGCAACAAACGTGACGTCTGGATTGTCAATACCCAAGCGTACAAAGGGGCACACTTCGCTTGCTATCCGCCAGCATTGATACTGCCCTGCATCCTGGCCGGATGTCCCAAGGGCGGGACCGTCCTTGACCCATTTGCAGGTAGTGGGACGACAGGAGAGGTGGCCGCAAGCGTCTCAAGAAAAACGATCCTGATTGAGAGTAAGGAAGAATATTGCCAATTGATCAGACAACGATGTGGATTGTTCATAGAGCATAACTAAGAATAGGGTTGCACATTCTGCAACTATCCCCTATATGGTAGGGCAAGCCCGATAAGGAGCACTACCCATGAGACAGATAGACGTTGACGACATCCCGAAAGAATGGCTGGAAGAGGTATTACCAAAGCCTGAAAAAGAGAAGGCGAATAGAGCCACAAAGGCGAACGGAAGATGGACACCAAGACGTACCGGATTCCCGCTGAAGAATCCAGTGTCAAGGAATGGCAGACCTACAAAGTACACACCAGACATGATACATAGGGCCTTGTACCAAGCCAATGGGTTGAAGAGCAAGGCGTCAGAATTACTGGGTTGTGACTATGGATATTTATTGGGAGTTATCAAAGAAGATCCGACGTACCAAATCACCATAGAGAGGTCACGCAGTCGACGGTTGGACAAAGCGGAGCAGGTAATCGACACTCACCTGGACAAGGACGATCTCACAGCAGCGATTTACGTGACCAAGTGCCTGGGCAAACACCGTGGGTATGTTGAACGAATCGAGCAAGCCCAGGTGCAAATCCCCCCCGACCTTGACACCATGAGCGACACGCAGCTCTCCGAACTCATTGAGCAGCTCGACAAACGTCTGCAACGTGGCCAGGTAGCGGAGGCCCAGAAACAAGAATGAACGACGTCCTCCAACGCGTCAGAGCAGCAGCAGCCAGGAAGCTTGACCTCCGGATCAGGGCACGCTCAAACTTCCTTGCTTACCTCGAATTGATTTGGTGGATGTCGCACCCGCTCGTGATCGGCAAGCATACCAGGCTGATGTGCGACGCGGTCGACCGAGCCATCGCGAAGTTCTTCAATGGGGAGAGTTCTTTCCTACTTGTACAGGTGCCTTTCCGCCACGGTAAGAGCGACATCTTCAGCAGGGCGCTGGTTGGATACTTCCTTGGACGATGTTCAATACACGGCGGCGACCCCGACGTGATCTTGACGGGATACGGCAGTGGCTTGGTTGAAGGATTCAGCACGGACGCGAAAGGCATCATCCGCTCAGCCGACTACCAGAGGATCTTCCCCGAAGTCAAAATCGCCCGGGGACGGGACAATATTGGAGAGTGGAGGATTGAGAAGTGCTTCGGTAAAGTCATAGCTGCCAGTCTAGGCGGCGCGATCACAGGCAAGGGTTACCACCTGGGCGTGGTGGATGACTATTGCAAGAACCGAAAAGAAGCCGAATCTGAGACCTATCGAGAAGACACATGGAACCACATCGGCCAGGACTTCATGACCCGCCGCGCACCGGTGAGTATCACCATCATTGTTGCAACACCTTGGCACCTTGACGACCCCGCTGGCCGGGTGTTGAAGAAGATGGAGGAAGACCCCGACTTCCCACAGTTCGAGCATATCCGGCTTCCCTGGCGGACGGAGGTGGCCAAAGACGAGTTTGAGTATCTCTTCCCTGAACGCTACCCCGAATCTTGGTACCGGTCCCAATATTCGACGCTCGGGCGTTACGCTGCTGCTGGCCTCCTGGGCTGCGACCCAATGCCAGCCGAGGGTAACGCAGCCAAACGTGAGTGGTTCCCAGTTGTCGACGCCTACCCCGCTGCCTTCGACGGGATCGTCCGAGCTTGGGACCTCGCCGCGTCAAGCAAGAAGGAATCCGACTATTGCGTTGGCACCAAGATGATCGAGTGCAGTGGCATCTATTACATCCTCGACCAGCACCGAACCCAGATTGCCGCTGGCTCTGTTCGCAGCATGGTCAAGGCCATAGCCTCCCAGGACGGTTTCGACATCCCCGTCCGTATTGAGCAGGAGGGTGGTAGCGCTGGCAAGATCTTGGTCAGCGACTTCGCACGGGAGCTTGCAGGGTGGGAGTTCTACTTCACCCACCCCACAGGCGACAAACTCACCAGAGCGCTCCCGTTATTTGCTCAGGCCGAGGCCGGGAACGTCCGGCTGCTACGTGGCGCCTGGAACGAAGACTTTCTAAGAGAAGTGACAGCTTGCCCCAACGGGGTTAACGACGATACATGGGACAGCGCGGCGCTGGCCTTCTACCATCTCACAAGGCCACACGCAGGATAGGAGAATTATGCAAGACGACAACATGGTGATTGGACGGTCGATTATCCCAGCCTCCCCGTACGCAAGGGTGGCCGAGGAGTTTTCTGCTCTGCTGATCAATAGCTCGCTTACCACGATGAGGCAGACCATCAGCAACAGGGCTGGGTTCACCCATGAGGGGCAGCGAGACATCTACGCCGCTTGCGGCTACCCTCGCGAGCTCACCGTCTATGACTACCACGCCAGGTTCAAGAGGGGCGATGTGGCTGCTCGCGTCATCACTGCATATCCAGATGCTTGCTGGAAGATCTTCCCCGAAGTGTGGGACGGCCTCCCCAAGAAGGACAAGGGCCAGGAGAAGGCTATCGACGGTGGCACGGCAGACGCCGAGGCTGAGGAGGAACCAGCGCCCACATGGGAAGCAGCCCCACCGAAGCAACTCGCCTGGACCCCTGGGAATCCGTTCCCCAACCCAGGGGCTGCTGCAGACGTCGACCCTGAAAAGGACATCCTCAAGAAGAAGGCCTCCGAGCTGAACGAGGAGACCGCCTTCGAGAAAGCGTGGAAGGACATCATCAAGCGTTGCCGTCTGCAGCACTACCTTCGGAAGCTCGACGTCCTCACCGGCATTGGGAGATATGGCGTTCTGTTCCTGGGGTTCGACGACTCCGAAGACCTCACCCTACCAGTGACGCAAGGCTCGAAGCTCGTCTACGTGCAAGCGTTCCGCGAGGATTGCGCTGGGGTAGCTGGGCTCGTCAACGACCCCGCTGACCCACGATATGGAATGCCAGCGTCCTACAACCTTCGGACAGCGCAGGGGCTGAGCAACAGCAATTCCCGAATCGCGATCCCGAACATCCCCTATGAACAGAATGCTCTCACCGGCCTCATGCTGAGCAACGTCCACAGATCGCGCTGCATCCACGTGGTCGAAGAGGCTGACGACGGGGAGGTCTTTGGCCAGCCCAGAATGGAGAATGTTTGGAACCGCCTCCAAGACATCGAGACCTCGGTCAGTGCCTCAGGGGAGACCTTTTGGCGCTCCGGCTTCCAGCGGGTGTTTGCGAAGATCGACCCAGGCGAAGGGACCGTGTTCAGCAAGCGCGACAAGAAGGACTTCGAAGAGCGGCTCGAGGAGGTCATGTATGGGCTGAAAGACTACATCGTCGGCCAAGGCCTCAACATGCAGACCCTCAGCGGCCAGACCGCAGACCCCCAAGCGATCGTCACCACCTGCCTCCAGCTCATAGGCGCGGCCCGGCGAATCCCATACAGAATCTTGACCGGAAGCGAGGAGGGCGAGTTGGCTGGGACGCAGGACGGCGACAACTTCAAGAGCAACATCGAGGCTCGGCGGAACGGCTTCTGCAACGACGTCATCATCCGTCCCCTGGTGGACCGCCTGATCGAATGTGGGGCGTTGCCAAAACCCAACAATGACACGTTCGAGATCGAGTGGACAGGCATCGAGGAGGAGAAGCCGCTGGAGCAGGTGCAGATCGTCGCCGGACGCGTGACCGCTTGCGCTCAGTACCTGGCCGGGAGCGTCGACCAGCTTATCCCACGCAGAGCCTTCCTAACCGACGAGCTTGGCATCGACGGTAACCTGGCTGATGAGTGGCTCGCCGAGGCTGACCTTCAAGTTGAGCAGGATGAGGCCGAGGCCCAGCAGCAACAGGCTATGGCCATGGAACAGATGCAAGCTGGCCAGGCTGCGGCTGGTCAAGGTGCTGCCCCTGGTGAAGATGAGGAAGGTCCGCCGAAACCGCCTTCCCCGTTTGACCCCAAAACCATGTCGAAAGAATGGGACTTCCAAATCTCCAAAGTACCCGCAAGGGCAACGGGTCTACGCACCAACGCCTTTCGCGTAGGGGCTCTTCTCCGGCGTCTCTTCGGGCACGCTCCGGCCTCCGCTTCCAACGTCCTTACCATCGGAGACGAGCTGCTTGTGACGCTACGCTCTGGGATCAGGACGAACGCCGTCGTGACCGGTCAGGATTCCGCTGGATATATGGTTGTGACCACGGAGGCCGGGCGGCTTGTTCGCCTCCCGCTGAAGACGCTGGGTGGCTCCGGCTCTGGGAACTTCGGCCATGCTGGTCGTCCCGGGGAGCGGGGTGGTTCAGCCGAGGGCTCAGCTTCCCCGTCCCCCACCGATCCTGCTTCGAAGAAGGCCAAGCCCGAAAGCCCCGAGAGTTCCAAGGGTCCCAAGAAGTTCACCGGAGCGATGGCGAACCCCAAGGGCGCTGACACCTTCGAGCAGTTTCACACAGCCGATGGCAAGTGGACGCCTGAACGGATGAAGCTCCATGACGAGATCGTCCGGAAGGTCTTCGAAGGAAAGACCCCCGTGGATAAACCGACCTCGTTCATCATGGGAGGAGGCCCGGCGGCTGGGAAAAGCACGATCCTGAACACGGGGCTGGTCACCCTTCCCAAGAACCACGTCATGGCTGAGGGCGACGAGCTCAAGAAGAGCATCCCCGAATACCAGGGGTACTTGGACGCCAAAGATCCAATGGCTGCTTCAAGGGTTCATGAGGAGTCAAGTTTCTTATCTAAAAGAATTGCGCGAGAAGCCGCTGCTCAGGGGTATAATGTAGTGATGGATGGAACAGGCGACGGCGGCATTCGATCACTAACAGCGAAGGTGGCTTCTATGAAGAGTTTGGGACAGCCCGTTCACGGCATCTACGCCACGGTCCCAGTTGACATGGCGATTGCCCGTGCCGCTGCTCGCGCTGAGAAGACAGGCCGATGGGTTCCTGATTCAGCGACCCGAGCCTCGCACGCTGGCGTCTCGGCCGTCTTCCCCGAGATCATCAAACAGGGGCTGATGGACAAGATCCAGCTCTTCGACACCTCCACGGGGGATACGGTCCTTATCGCCAGCGGCGCTGGGAAGGTCCTCACCATCCACGACCAAGTTCTTTATCAGAGTTTCCTCGATAAAGCGAAAGAAGGCTGAGTATGCTAACATCAACCGAGATTGAAATCATCATGACCGACCACTTGAACGGCCGAGAGCCAAGAGTCAAGAGCGAAGAAGCCGACAAGTTCCGAGCCGAGTTGGACGTGGATATTGCCCACGCCAAGGAAAAGGACTGGGTCATCGACATCCCGAAAGAATAGCACCTCCGGAGGTTTCTATGTTTGCGCAATTATTGAAGACACTCGGTGGTCCCGGCTCCGGCAACTTTGGACATTCCGGCGGTGAAGGCGGCCCAGGCAATCCTGGCGGATCTGGGAAGGGAGGGTCCGCCGCGAAGCTTTCTCCCATAAAGGCGAAAGTCATCGCCTCAGCGAAGTTTGGTGAGGATGTGTTTGTTCCCGACGCCGAGGCTGATTTGAAGAGGTTTCTGGACAGGCTGCCGGACCATCTCGTTCGCGAAGCCGGAATCCAGAGAATGTTCGTCACAGAGGATTCAGCCACTCTTGCTGATAAGTTAGACGAAGTTGGGGTCTATGGATCGGATGGGGCGAACGGAATGTTTGACGCCACGGATCGTCAGTTATATTTTGCACTCTACAATTACGAGGACCTTGGGATGGGCGTTGGTGGGGAGAGTGATAAGCGTCCTGGGGTGAGCGGCAGAACATTCTTTCATGAATTCGGCCACGCCCTTGCCCGTGGAGGGACGAAAGAATGGAAGAAAGCCCAGAATGACGACGAGGGCCACGCCGACACCGAGGAGAGGTTCGCTGAGCTGTTTGCGTCACGTATGCTGATTATGCCCGAAGACGATGAGTTTTGGGCGGCTCGACCTAACATTGTGAAATACATGGATTCGTTGGGGATAGGTCCTGCTCTCAAGAATCTCGGTGGTGAAGGCAGCGGCAACTTCGGTCACAGTGGCGGTGAAGGTGGCCCTGGTAACCCTGGCGGGTCTGGGAAGGGTGGTGGCAAAGGAAGTAACCCCTCCGACAGCGCTTCTTCGAAAGAAGGTAAGGCAACCCGTGGGAAGAAAGCCAAGGCCTCCTCAAAGACCACCGGCGGCGACTGCTACCAGGCTGCTGGCCGTTTGATCTCGGGCAAAGGATATTCAGACCCGTCCATGAGGCTTGTCCACGGGATGGTGGCCGGGCAGGGAGAGCTCGACGGGACACGGTTCGATCACGCTTGGGTCGAGTACAAAGACAAAGACACTGGCCTGGACATGGTGAAAGACACCTCCAATGGTCGGAACATCGAACTTCCCAAGGCGCTCTATTACATGATCGGCAAAATCGACAATACCACAACATACACCCACGAGCAGGTAATCAAGCAATCCACGGACACAGGACATTGGGGTCCTTGGAGCGAGGGGGTTACGACAAACGAGCCTCACGTCCTCGGCGGTCCCGGTTCCGGCAACTTCGGCCACGCTGGACGGCTTGGTGAGGTGGGCGGCTCAGTTCCGCAAAGTTCGGCTGTCTCCATCGAAGGAGGTCGGACAGCAAAAGCACGTCAACAATGGGCAAAGAAGGCCGTAGCCCACGGTTCCCACATCTCGATGTCCGAAGCAAAACTCTTCAGCCACAAAGAGATCTGGCCAGCGACTAAATCATGGTCGATTCAAGAGGATGAGTTCAACACACATCTCAAAAAGATGGCTGTGGCAAAAGTGGCTTTCCGCCTGGAAGCTCACGTAGAAAAGACAGCCGCTGCTCGTCAAGCGCTCCAAAGTTCGTCTGAGGGGGAGACGGAGATTGACACGAAAACATTCGCTGATATTTGCATAAAACAATGGACGTTAGAATCCTGCGGATACACTCCGTCTGCGCTGGCTATGCAGGAAGCGGCGGCGGCGGAGTTTGGGATTCCTATTCGGCCTTCTTTTCAAAAACGCATAGATGAGATCACCAAATACACAAGCAAAGATCCAGATTCTTATGAGGAAATGGTGAAGGCTGGTTCTCGGGAGGAAATGGAGAAGTTCCAAGCTCCCGAAGTGCAGGAAGGCTTCCGGACGTTCCTCCGTGCTCAGTATGAAGAGACCCAAAAGACTCTCAAAGAAGAAGGGGTCGAGGAGATCACATTATTCCGGGGAACGAATCAGCCTTCGGGACGAGTGTCGAAGCTTTTGGGCGATTCTGAAGTATTGACGAACCCAATGACCTCCTGGACACTCGACCCATACCTAGCCACTTCCTTCGCCAAAGAACCGTCCCGGGGGATAGTTCTCGCATCGACGTTCAAGCGCAAAGATATTCTCGCAATACCTGGTTCTGGGATGGGCTGTACGCGTGAATTGGAATTTGTAGTCAGGGGTGGCGCGTTGAAGACATCGGGAATGATGTCGCGGAAACTCGAGGAAGCTATGGAAGATTCAGGACGCGCAGCAGGTTCTCTACAAGAGGTAGCCGTAGAAGCGATCGAGGCCGAAGCCAACCGTGTCCGGAAATACAAAATCAACGCAGAGGATGAGGAGGATTTGGTCGACATTGACGCTGATGACGATGAGGCGAATTGGCCCAAACGGACGAAGGACGTCGAACTCGATTGGAACCAGCTTGCTGAGTTGGACGAGCGTATTGCTCAACTCGTCGACGAACCCGAATTGGAGGTCGCCCTCGACTACGAGACCCACAGCCCCAAAACCAACGAAGGTAACGCGAACAGCGGGAATCACGAACACTCCGGACGCCCGGGCGAGGTGGGCGGCAGCGGCCCGTCCAGCCTTCCCATCCGCGCACGTGGTGTTGACGGAGCCAAGGCCGTTCACCGCATAACGACAGGCTATACCGAAAAGACCGACAAGCACGAGGTTGTTCACCAAATCCCCACCTACGCGTGGCGCAACGCTGACGGCAGCGAGGTTACGAACAAGGCGATGATCGAAAGAATCAAGGCCGTCCACGGGACCCGAGCCATGTCCCCCGGCACGCCTGCCGCTTGGATCAACCCCGACCCAAAATCGCCACTTCTTGCGGTAGCTTTCGACACGAAGGGGCGTGCGCAGCCTGTGTACGATAAGAAATTCGACAAGGAGAACAAGCTCGCGAAGTTCGAGCGGGTGGCCGAGCTCAGCACTCACATCAACGACATCCGCGACCAAGTTTCTGCTGATTGTGACGAAGGGCGGACAGAAGCGTTCCTCTTCCGGTTGGCTGACCGGACGGTTATGCGAATAGACAGCGGGGCGGACACGAAGGCAAAGACCAAAGCGTATGGATTGACATCCCTCCGGAGCGAGCACGTCTTCGTCGAGGGCGAGATCGTCCAGCTCCGGTATCCTGCCAAAAGCGGTGAGACTGGTTATATTCGGATCAGGGATGAGGAACTCGCTCGTTTCCTTGAGAAGCGCAAAGCAGCGGTCGGTCCCAAAGGCGCGTTGTGGCCTGAGGTTAACGCCACGAAGTTCAACGCCTACCTCAAGGAAGTCAGCCCCGAGGGGGTCAACTTCACCGCAAAGAATTTCAGGGACTACCACGCTACCCGTATCGCTTGCGACGTTATTGAGACCTACGCTTCGAAGACGGTCACCCCAAAAGAGTTCAAAGCGATCCAGATGGACGCCGCGCGGAGCGCCAGCGTCATTCTCCAGAACACCCCAGACGTGGCCTTGGCTCGATATATCGACCCAACGGTCTGGGATCGTCTCACAGTCTCTTCCAAAAAGAAACCGCTCAAAGCAAACTGGTTCCAGCGTGCCTGGCTTCATGTGCTGAACGGGCCAAAATTGCGGACGAGCCAAGCTGTATAATGAACGAAGGAGTAAACCATGAAGATCAAAATCGAAGACATCATCTATGAGTACACCGACGATAAGTGGGCAGCTACCGAAGAGCGAGGCGACGAGGCCGTTCGGGTACTTCTGAACCTGTCCGTAGTGAACATCGAAACACCACGGGATTGCTCACCAAATTGGGAAGCGGAGGTTCTCCAAGCAGCAGAAGGGGCGTTCCCCGAACTCGAGGTTGTCGACGGGCCTCCTGTCTTCGAGTACGTCCCCGGCACCATCTATTGAGGTTACTATGCCCACAAGCAAATATGCACAGGAAATGCACGACCAGGAGCAAGGCCTCCGCGAGCATCTCGCTTCGGTCACCATTATCGATTCCAGAGAGCAGGAGCCCGACGGTACCCCGAAGGTCAATTTTGACCTCAAGAACCTCGGTGGTCCTGGTCCCGGCAACTATGGCCACGCCGGTCGCCCGGGCGAAGTGGGCGGCTCTGTCCCACAAAGCTCCGCGATGTCTATTGAAAGCGGACGGACGGCCAAAGCTCGTCAACAGGCGGCTTCAGGGAAGAAAGCCACGACCAAACCAGCAGCGGCCAAGAAGTATGTAACAGCGGAAACTCGTCATGCTCATTTGGACAAAGCAAAGATCGAGTTTGAGGATCTTCGGTACGAACTCCGGCGGGCGCGAGAAGCCCACCTCATTGCTGAAAAAGCAGCCGACGCTTCCCCTGACGATGAAGCTCTCTACCTAACAAGAATCCGTTCAGCTGACAAGGTGTTCTCTGCGGAGTTCGAGGCGCAAAAAGCTCAGATGGGACAAGCAGCGAAGGTCCTAGACGCCCTGGCCCTTCCCGAAGAGCAACGCATCAAACTCAAAACACATTGGTCGAAGAGGGGGTCTTCTTTTGCCGATAAACAAGAAGTGTTCGAAGAGACGGCCGAAAGATTCAGGACCCTGGTCGACAAGGACGCGACACGCCCGTCGGATACGAGAGATTGGTCTTCGTATGTTACAATCACACACCCCGTAGAAGGGCAAACCCGTCTCGATTTTCACAAGAACAAGCACGGACAGCACGGAAGGTGGTCCGAAGACACCATCCGTCTCGAGCTGGCTCAAGCAGGTTTCGTGGTGCAGGAGCTGGGAGCGCGGCGTGCGCTTTTGACCTATCAGGGGGAAGGTGATTACAAAGAAGCGGCCCATGATTTCATCCACGGAAAGAAAGAACCACAGCACAACCTCGACTTCATATACACACGCGGAAGGAACGGCAGGGAAAATTGTGCTTCGTCTCAACGGATAAATCTTTTTGCGAATTCAGATATAAATACGCTAGTTCACGAAATGGGACATACTTTAGATATGTCGCGAGGCGTGCCGCTGGCTGTAGAGCAATTCCTGGCTGGGAGATGTGGACCTTTGGAGAAAGCGAAGGCGCGCAAATTGAAGGAAATCAGCCCAAACCAAAACTACGACGAGGACGAAATAGCCTTCGAACCTCTGCCTGGTAAGCCTCCCTTCATCCACCCGTACGTGGGGAAAAAGTACTCGTCTGATTTGAGCCAGGGGACCGAGGTGATTGCGGTGGGCCTGGCGCAGTTCTTCAAAGACCCCATCGGATTCAGGGAAAAGGATCCTGGGCATTTCGATCTGATCCTGAGAGTAATCAGCGGAGACGTTAGCAGGGAATACGCAAACAAACTTCGTGAAAGTCAATATTGATGAGCATCAAACGAAAAGCTGGGAACAAGGCGGCGCGATACGACCCAACACGGACAGGCTTCATCGTCAAGCCGTGGAGTGTGGAAGCGCGCAAACGCTTCCGGTTGCTCAAACGTGAGGTAATGACCGAGCTTGTGGCTGTCTTTGATACCGGTCCAAAAGTCAATGTAAACAGCTACCAATTCCTGACGTCGTCGGCAAAGCTCTCTAAGTTCAAAAGCTGGCTCGAACGCCGGGCGCAAGCGGGGTTACTTGAGATTATTCCCAGCGACGAGATGAGCGTATACACCGGACGTTGGTGGGCAGGAAAATTCGTCATGTCGGCGTATAAGAAGGGAATGTCCAGAGCCGTTGCTGAAATGAAACAAGCACATCTTCCTGGATTTGAACCGATCCTCCCGGCGGGGCTTGACCCAATAACAAAGAAGGCTGTGGGCGCTTCTTTTCTGGACGTTATGTTCAATGCTCCGATTCACATGGATCGGGTGGCCCTCCTCTACGGAAGGGTGTTTGAGGGGATGAAGGGCATTACGGCTCAAGTGAGTTCGTCGCTTTCAGGAATATTGGCGCAGGGGATGGTTGACGGCAGCAACCCTTACGACATTGCTGAGAGTATTGCAAAGAGCCTCAACATAGGGGAGGCCCGAGCCACGATGATCGCTCGAACCGAAATCATCCGAGCTCACCATCTTGGTTCCGTGGCTACATATAGACAGGCCGGAATCGAAGGCGTCGTAGTACAAGCTGAGCTGATGACGGTTTCAGGCAAGAAGGAGAACTTCGAAGCCATGAACGTCTGCCCCGAGTGTGCTGCACTTCAGCGCAAAACGTCCGAACACCCGCTCTCCCTGGACGAAATTGAAGGAATGATTCCCGTCCACCCCAACTGCCGCTGCATAGCGCTTCCGTCAATAGTCAGTATCAACGGCGTCGAGGAAAAGGGGTAAGTCCCCCCCTTCTGACGGTTACTAAAAGATAGTTCCTTGATTCCGCTATTTTGGGGTTGCTTTATCTGCTACAAAGCTCTAAAGATATAGGTATGGCAGATAAAGTCAGACCAACCTACTGGAGAGCGGGATGAGAACACAACTTCGAGCACATGGGCTCAAAACCAATATCGGGTCGCTGATTCGGGAAGATGTGCTAGAAGGCCGTCCGCACCTCGTGGCACCCGTTGTCCTGATTACCGAGGGTGTTTGGAACAACGTCTACTACGCTGACGCTGAACTCAGCAAACACACCGATTCCTGGAATGGCCGTCCGTTCGTGGTTCCGAACCACCCCACGGTCAACGGTCGCCCAGTAACAGCGAACAGCAAAAAGGTGCTTGAGAAGATGAGGGTCGGCACCGTGTTGAACGTGAATTGGCAGAAAGGCGCCTCCGGCGTGCTGGGCAAGCTGAAAGGCGAGGTTTGGATCGATAAGGCGCTTTGCGCTCAGAAGAGCCCGAAGACACTCGCTGCCCTCGAGCAGGGCCGATGCGAGGTTTCCACCGGATTGTTCACGGACGACGTTCTCCAAACCAACTCCTTCAAAGGCAAGACGTATACCTGCGTCGCCAAAAACTTCCGGCCCGACCACCTCGCCGGTCTTCCTGAAATGCGAGGAGCCTGCTCCTGGGAGGACGGAGCCGGAATGCCACGAATCAACGCTATGTCGGAGGGCGAGGAATTGGACGATCACGCACCATCGGACGACGAAAGCGCTTCCGGCGACGGGAGCCCTCCGGTTTGTCCCGAGTGTGGCGGAGAGCTTACAAACGGCCGTTGCCTTGAGTGTGACGGTACCGGCACCGAGCTCGTCTTCGAGAAGCAAAAGGCGAACAGACTCGTCCGTTTCCTTCGGACGCTCGCGGAGGCTGTGGGCGTGGCTCCTCCGGATGATTTGGTAGAGGACGAGACCGTCCCCGAAGACGACGAGATGGACGGTGGAATGGACCCAACAAATGTCGATCCGAAAGATTTTGGGATCTCTTTCGAGAAACTCACCGAAAAAGTTCAAACAGCATTGACAGGACGCTACGACCCCGAACCTTCTGACACCTGGGCGGCGGCACCTGAAGGCGAACTTCCGTCCGGCGAGATGGGCGCTTCTCCGCACCAAACGAAGCTCCTGCCCGAATTGGTCGACCTCTACGGGGACGCCGTGGTCTACGACGTGAGCGGGAAGAAGTATCGCATCGGATACACGTTAGGGGAAGACGGCGCTGTCGTATTGGACGCTGACCCTGAGGAAGTTGAACAGGAGATCGAGTGGACACCGGCCAAGGTGCTTTGGCTCGAAGAAGGCGCCTGGAACGACCCGCGAGTCAATGGCGACCCAGGCTCCGGCAACTTTGGACATTCCGGCGGTGAAGGTGGCCCAGGCAATCCTGGCGAATCCGGGAAGGGCGGCGGTGGGGTAAAAGGTGGTTTCGACAGCCACCCTGGAACCTCCGCACAGAATTTCACGAAGAAGTACAGCGGATTCAAGGTTCGAAACCGTGCAACAGGCGAAGAACATGAAAGAACCTACTTCGCCGGAAATGATCCACGGGACTTGGAAAACAGAGCAATTCAGGGCTTGGTGAATACCCACGGCATAGACGCCTCGGATTTTGAAGTAAGTGGCTTGATTCTAAAAAACGGAAAGGTCGAGGGCCAGCGCAAAGCACCCGCCAAAAAAGAATCGCAACCCCCCGCAGAAGAGGGTACTGCTTATGACAAAGCCAGGGCTGCGGCCAAGGCTGCTTACGCAGCAAATCCGACCCGCGAAGGACGAGCAGCCTATGACGAAGCTATCGAAGAGGCTTCTTACAACCTCCGTCAGGCGAGAGAGGCAGCGAAGAAGCAGGGTTTCAAAGTAGGCACCAGTGAAATCAACGGTTAGCAAACAATCTCGAGTTCCAGCCTGAGTGGGTTGGGAAACAGCAACACGGGGCGATGAGCCCAAAGAAGGAGAGTCCAAATGGACAAGGTAATGAAGGTCAACTCGTTGATCGCGAAGGGCATCATCTCCCGTTCGAACGCGAGCAACTACCTCAACGCACCGGAAGCGGTGCTTATGGAGCTGGGACGACTTCCCGCTCTCAAACGCAATGAGTTCGCTCCGAATCGCCCAGGCGCTGCCGTGGACGAAGAGGAAGAGCTCACCGAGGAAGAGAAGCAAGCCAAGGCTGACGCCGACGAAGCTGCCGCTCTTCTGAAAGCGAAGCGCGAAGAAGAGGCTACCGAAACGGAAGCCACGGTCGACGCTCTCAAATCCAACGCCAACTGCAAGCTCACCGAGAAGCAGCTTCGCGCCTTGAATGTTCCCACGCTTCGGGCCTTGGCCCAGAGTGTCGGTGCTCGCGTCGTTTCTTTCGCACCTGCGGGTGGCGGCAGCGGCGTTCAAATCCCCCACATCAACGCGGCCTCGTATGCGTCGATCACCCCTCCCATGTTTTCGCAAGATGAGGCTCTCAAGACCCTCAACAAAGCGTAAGCAAAACCGTAGAATTCGAACAGGAGTAATTCCATGGCGAACACAGTAATTATGAAATCCCAGGCGGTCACGCTGGTCAATGAAGCTTTGACCGGTGAGGCTCTCAAGCCTGGCCACATCGTCTTCTTGAACTCACTCAACAAGTTCATGAAGAACACGACGGAAGCGTTGGGTCTTCAGATCCAAATCGCACTCGAAGACGACCTGCAGGGCCGGGGCGTTGCAACCGATTACGCCGCTGACGAAGTCTGCCGCGCTGGCATTTTGCGCTCGGGCGACCGTGCCTATTGCCGCGTTGCCGCTTCCCAGACCCTCAAGGTCGGTCAGTACCTTGAGCTCGTTACGGGCGGACAAGTTTCCGCACGTGTTTCTGGCGTTCCCGTACTAAAGGTACTGGAAGCCATTGCCGTTTCTTCGACTGCGGACGATTTCGTCCTGGCCGAGGTTCTCTAACCCCAAGACGAAATCAAGAAAGGTTGATTTTATGCTCAAAGACAACTTACAGGTTGACTTCCTGCAACCCCAAGCAAACGGAGACGGAACATTCTCCATGCAAGGGCACGGCTCGTTTGCCCAGCACCTCCTCGCGAGTGGCTTCAAAGTGAACGCGTTGCGCCCCACGGCTTCCATGCCAAATCCCCAGCTTCAGCAGATGGCTCTCCAAGCTGGTTTGAAGATCAATTCTGCGGCCGACCTCACGGGCCTCCGCAATTTGGCGATGATGGCCGGACTTCCGCTGGAAGTTCCCACCATGCACACCAACGCGACGCTGCGCTGGTATGAGTGGCAGGAATACGACAAAGCGCTCGTGCTCGAGACGCTTCGCGCCATGCGTGCTGTCAACTCCCTCCGTGCGGCTGGGCTTGTTCATACCGTTGGCAACGGTCTGGGCAAAACCGTGCTCATGTATGAGGACGTCAACTACCTCGGGGAAGCCGAGATGAGCATGGACGCTGAGAGCCAACGTGGTAACGACCGCGTCGAGTTCACGCAGAAGTTCCTGCCCTTGCCGATTATCCATAAGTCCTGGTTCATCAACGGCCGTGCTCTTGCAGCCAGCCGCGAGACCGGCGAATCTTTGGACATGACGCAAGCGATGATGTCTGGACGGAAGATCGGCGAGTTCCTCGAGAACATGACCGTCAACGGAGCTGGCTCCTACGCCTTCGGCGGCGGGTCGATCTACGGCTTGCTTGATTACCCGTACCGCCAAACCCTCGCGATGACCGAGGACTGGCTGGCGGCTTCACCGCGCAACGTCGTAAAGGACATTCTGGGGATGATCAAAAAGCTCCAGGATCAGTTCTTCATGGGACCCTACATCCTCTTCATCAGCGGCAACTGCGAAGCTGCGTTTGGCGAGGATTACACCTCCCACTACGCCAAGCCGCTGCTTGCGCGTCTGCGTGAGATTGAGGGGCTCAAGGACATCGTGTTCATTCCGTTCATGAACCGCGATTCCTCGACCACGAAGGCCGTGCTCTTCCAGGCAACGGCTGACGTGATTCGCCTCGTTGAGGGAATGCCCTTGACGAACGTCCAATGGCAGGAGCAGGGCAATATGCGCTTCCACTTCAAGGGAATGCAAATCGCCGTGCCCCAGGTCCGCAGCACGCAATCCACACGCTGCGGTATCGTTCACGCCGCTACCGGCCTGTCAGGCGCAGTTGGCAACGCATAAAGCCTACGCCGAGAACAGACAACGTCACCGGTAACCAACCCGGTGATGCTTTTGTAGAAAAACGAAACACTAACCCAGGAGAAGCATCATGACCAAGATCTATAAATTCCGGCTCGTCGCCGGAGTGCATCACGACAAATCCAGCGGGAACGTCTACACGTGCACCCCCGACAAGCAGATTGAACCGAAGCCTGATGATGAGGAGCAGGTCCAGACAATCCAGCCTGGAGACCAGCCTATCTTCGAAAGTGCTTTACGCCTCGACAAAGCGTTCAAAAACAAGTTCATTCTCGTCCCTTCTGATACGACCACCACGGCGAGCCCTGACGGCTCGGCCCTGCAAGCGCACGCAGAGAACGAGAAAGAAACTCGTAACACCCCGGCCTCGAAAAAGAAGAATGAAGACCCCTTCGGGAAGTAACCGATGTATTGGTACCCACAAAAATTGTGGAAGGGAGCCTCCGTTGGCATCGTCGGCGGGGGGCCCTCTCTGCGCTCGGAGCATATCAAAAAGCTCCGAGCTTGCGGGTATAGGATAATCGGAGTCAACGACGCCTATCAGTTTGGCGTGGATATTGACCTTTGCTTTTGGGGCGACGCAAAGTGGTACTTCGGCAACGAGGAAACGGGACATCCTGGTCACAAACAACGGGTGATGGAATGGCCCGGACTACGTGTTACGCTTGCTCCTGAATGCGTCGAAGAGCCTGGTGTTTTGGGACTTGTTCGTTGGGAAGGTGAAGGCTTTGAACCTCCTCCGCGTCTGAAGTGGTACCGAAATAGCGGATTATCAGCCATAGCGCTGGCCGTTCATCTTGGAGCAGCTCGTGTTGTTCTTTTGGGCTTCGACGGTTGCCGGTTGGACGGAAAACACAACTGGCACGACGATAACGTTCACGACGTTCAAGAAGACGTTTTCGCCAACCACCTCCGTGACGCTCGAACGCTTGCTTTTGACATTGCGGCTTGGCCCAAAGCGACACCCATCAGCATCTGGAATTGTTCACCAAACTCAGCATATGACGCTTTCCCAAGCATACCGTTCGAGGAGGTACTGGAATGAAATTGTCTTTGATCACCTGCACCGGCAACCGTCCGATTCCCTTCGAGCTTTGCGTACGTTGGCTTCTGGCCCAAACGCGGCTCGATCTTGTGCATCAGTGGATTGTTGTTGACGATGGGCAGGAACCGATGGAATTCGAAGTTCCACAACCCTTACAGAAAGCGTTCGTTTACATCCGCAGGGAGCCTTGCGCG